TAGATACAGTTCCTGTTACAGCACCACGAGAATAAAAGTAAAACCCGTATGACCCTGCTGGTCCTGCACCGCTTGTGTTGTACGGCTCATTGTAGGAATGGTTATGGTTTGAGTTAATACCACCAGTGGTTCCAGCAGTACCAGTAAATGCTGCTGTGTTCGCATGAGAGTGACCATGCATTGTTTGGTTACCACCAGAGGCACCAAGAGTTGTAGCGGTAATACCAGCAACCGCATTTGTTATACGAGAAGCAGCCGTGCCACCCATGTCATCTTTACCTGCAACAGCACGACCACGCATATCAGGAATATTAAAAGTTGTAGAACCATCACCAACACCATAAGTAGTGCTAAGGGTAGAAAACAAAATAGGATATTGGGTACGGCTCACAGCCTGTCCAAAACACATTAACCAACCAGCAGGTGCGGTAGCACCAGCAAATGGGTTTACAACACCAACAGGTACAGCACCAGTAGCACTCAGAGCAGAAGAAATACCCATTAAATAGTCTTGTCCCAGCCAACAACAGTAATATTGACAGCGCTAGCGGAATCGGAATAACCCCACAACCTGTCGCCAGCGTTCAAAACCATAGCGGTATCCAATACAATAGTGTCAAAACCAGCAATAGGTAGAGCATGCAGAAAACGGCTAGATGTTCCACCCGTCACCGTATTACCAATACCCAAATACACGAGCCTGTCAGTTCCGCTTGTGTTGCACAGTATTACTTGTTTAATAACCCACACATGACTAGCTGCAACGACAGCAGACCCAAGGGCTGCGTCTGTTGCTGTTAACGCTGTTGGGTTAACTAGTCGTGTTTCTACTCTGTCGCCACTTGCCATATTAAACTCCTACATCCATTAAAATAATTGCACTGAACTTAGAATCATTCATCGGATCAGTGGAAATGATTTGGTTGGCCCATTGCGTGCCTGTATAAACCAAAGCTTGTCCACTACTAGGAGTGGTAATCGTTACGTCAGTAAGGTCATCCAGGGTGGTGGCACCCAGGCCGTTTTCCCACAATCCCGTAGTTCCGTTGTATTTCAAAACCTGCCCATTAGCAGGGCTAGTAATAGAAACGTCATGTATTTCTCTGAGTTCAAAACCATTCTGTACACGAACAAAAATCTCACCCGTAGAAGCGTTGGCTTTAGTTACAATACCAATAAATACAAGATGATCAGGGGCGGTGGGCTTACTAGCCAAACCATAAATCAAGTTACCGCTAGTACCGAGCCACACAGGATCGCCAGCAGTAGCAGAAGCCGTATTTAACCCAGCCAGTAGACCTTCTGTAACAACATTAGCAAAACCATTTAAAGCAACAGTCCCATCAAGCAAACCCATAGTTTTGGAAGAGGTAGCCTCTGTTGCATTGCTGGCTTTAGATACAATCATATTTGTGCCGTTAGCAGACGACACATACACTGCTTGACCCTTGGTTATAGCCTCCCCAGCTTTTACCTCGTGCTTTAGGACGCTTGTATATGCAGCACCAGGAGCAACATCAACCCATTGTGTGTTGTAGTTAGTAGCATCGATCTTGGAAAGAATCTGACCAGCAGTACCACCCGTAGCAACACCAGCACCCGTAGCCCCCGTTGCTCCCGTAGCCCCTGTGATACCTTGAATACCTTGAGGTCCTGTAGCACCTGTGGCTCCAGTTGCACCCGTAGGTCCAGGAACTGTAGAATCAGCACCCGTCGCACCCGTCGCACCAGTCGCACCCGTATCTCCCCTAGGGACAGTGAAGTTAAAGATTGCTGCACTACTAGTGCCAGCATTGGTTACGGAAGCAGAAGTACCAGCAGCACCCGTCGTAGTAGTCCCAGCAGCAATAGTCGCAGCAGTGCCTGTTGCGCCTGTGTTTCCTGTAATTCCTTGGATACCCTGAGGACCAATAGGGCCTGTCGCTCCTGTCGCTCCAGTGGGTCCTGTAGCGCCCGTAGCGCCCGTATCACCCCGTGGTATGGTGAAGTTAAGGTTCGCAGCACTAGACGTTCCTGCGTTTGTTACAGCAGCACTAGAGCCAGCAGCGCCCGTTGTTGTTGTACCAACAGCAATGGTTGCTGCAGCACCCGTAGCACCCACATCACCTCGTGGAACCGCAAAGTTAAACACAGCGGCAGCAGAAGTACCAGCGTTGGTTACAGACGCTGAAGTACCTGGGGCTCCTGTAGTAGTGGTACCTGCAGCAATAGTTGCTGCGGTACCTGTAGCTCCCGTATTACCTGTTGCACCCTGAGGACCCTGAATTCCCTGAGGACCCTGAATACCTTGCGGTCCAGTCGCACCAATAGGACCAGTGGCACCAGTGACACCACTAGAGTAAGGCAAAGCCGACCAAGTTTGAACACCATTACCAACCTTGAACTTTCCTGTGTCGCTCTCATACCCTGGCTCGCCCTGAGCCAAAATAGGATTCGTACTAGTCCACTGCGCTGCAGTACCACGTCTGTATTGAACAACAATAGCCATTAAATGCTCCCACAATCAATAATTGGAATGCCACCATAAACAGAATCAGGCAGTCCACCATCAATGTTTAAAATAGAATAACCAGGAGTACCAGCAGGACCTGTAGGACCTGCTGGTCCAGTAGGGCCAGTTTGCAACACAAGATTCAAAGACTGATTAGGGAACGTACCCGTGATGCTTGCAGCAGCCGTACCAACTGATACCGATCCGATACCAAGGTTGTAATAGTTAGAAGAGATAGTTGTTTGAACACCCTTTAGATATTCCTTCAATGATGTAAAGATGTGTTGCAGCGCACGGGCGTCGGTTGAACGCAACGACTCCATAAGTGGAGCCGTCCATACCGTTATTGGTGGGTTATTGCGAGGTGTTTCAAGAGCCATTATTGTCTCTTACTTTCCAACGGCATGTTTCCTCATCAAAAAAAGCGTCTGGTCCAGGACTAGGGGTAATAAAAGCATCACGCACAGGGTCGTATGTTGCTTCTGCACTAGCAAAATTTTTACGAAACGAACAATTGTATGAGGTTTGTATCCAAGGTCCAGAGCCAAACTGCAGACAGAATTCTTTGCCTACTGCTTCTGATTCGTTGCCGTCAGCGTCAAGGATGTCTTTGTTATCTACAACGATTACTCGTGTGACGATGTTGTTTTCATTTAGTTCTGCAAAGTGCGCCATTATGGACCCCAGTATTCAAAGTAAGCATATCCAGAACCACCATACATGTTGTCTCCAGAATACCCAGGAGATGCACCGTTACCCGTGTATTGTGCGCCATCGGCAGGAGTTGGGTAGTTAGAATAACCACCACCATTACCACCTTGTCCATGGCCAGCAGTCCAACCTGAACCACCAGCACCACCGCCACGAGGGGTTGAACCAATAAAACTTGAACCAGCGGAGTTGGTTCCACCACCGCCTCCACCTGCTCCAGAGCCAGAGTATGTTCCACCACCGCCAGCGTTTCCATTGCCTGATGCTCCACCATCAGCGTTGTTTTCGTTGCCGATGTTTCCGTAGCCACCACCAGCCGCCGAAAGGACAGAACCAATAGAGGTAGTTCCACCGTTAGAAAACCAACCACTACCTGCACCAACAGTTACAACAACATTGCCAGAGATAGTCCCTGATGCTGCAGTTGTTCGTGCGCCTGCACCGCCACCACCACCTGCTCCATAGATAGACCACGCACCTCCACCACCAGCACGAACTTCAAGATTCAACAGTTGCGTAATAGCAAGACCTGAAGTGCCTGAACTTGGAACAGGGTTGCTCCAAGTAGATGAACCAGTAAATGGAACAGCAATCTTTCTGTAAGTAGTAAAAGAACCACCAATAGAAGATGTGGTTACAAAACCACTGGAATTAGTAGTACGAAACCGAACATAATACGGTGTACCAGTATAATTGTTTTCTATTAAACCAGTCGCAGTAACAGTACGGGCAGTGTTAGTAGTACCCTGACCAATCGTTGTATTAGTAGAAGCAACAGTCCACGCACTATTACCAGAAGCAAACGAACTAGAAGTAGACCATTGGAACTCAACAGAAGTAATAGCCCTGTTGCCAGTAGCAGAAACCGTAGCGTTCAACACAGCACTGTTTTGATTGTAGTTAGTTGTAGACCCCAAAGTTAAAGTGGGTGACACTACTACAGCAGAAGGCGCACCAACAATCATGGAGTTACAGTGTCTCCAGTCAACAGCCATTCACTGTCGGAAAGCTTAATCAAAGAAGCAGCAGAGTATCTTGTACGCAATGTTTTACCGTTAGAACTATTAACAGTTACGCTGCCCTGAGAAATTGTTACTGTTCCCCCACCATAGTTAACAACAGTAACAACAGTACCAATAGGAAAAGGAATAGAAGATGTTGGGACTGTAAGAGTAATTCCTGCACCACAAAGTAAAGTACAGTTAGCATCAGTAATAACCAAAGTAGAACTAGACGACTTAGTAACCAAAGTAGGTGGAGCAAGCTTAGGTGAAGTAATAGCACCATCAGCAATAGCAATAGTAGGTGCCTGGACAGAACCATCGACCTGAACAAGATTGGTACTAACCCAACTTTCAACATCGTTGAAGTTGGTGTTAACCTGTCCTGCTTCCGCTACGTTTCCATTAGTAAACGTATAAGTAGTATTTAAAGTAGCCATTATGCTTTAACCTTTCTAGGATTATATTTCAATGAATAACTATTAATTCCCCATGTTGTACCAACAGGGCCATTAAATTCCAATTGAATGCTTCGTGCCAAACCAATACCACGTCCAGTAACAACTTGAGAACCAGTATTAGGTGAACCCCATTGTGACGTACCCCAAACACCATAACCCCACTGCATACCAGTACCAGCAGCAGGAATAGACAAAGCATATTGTTTAATATGGCTATTTTCTGCTTCTTCATAATTAGCGTAAGCAGTTACTGTTATGTTAGTTAAAGATTGGTTTTGTTTAACAACAACATCAGGACGACGAAACATCTTCAATTGGCTATAAGAACCAGCATCAATCCAACGAGTACGATACCTAGATACAAACTGGTAGTCCACGCCCGTAATGTCATCGTAAGAGTTGTTGTACATATCAACTTGCAAAACATACGGTTGTGTTGCATGGGCACCAACATTAATGATTGACCCATTAGATTTTATAAAATCACAACCACCACTCAAGCCACGAGAATCGGCAGTAGAAAACTGTAGCCAAGCACCACCACGACCAATAGAAGGATCAAAAACAAAACTAGCCGTAGGATAGTCAAACGTGTCTGTTTCGCTGTAAGAAACAGAAACCCAAATACGTCTATTAATGTAGTTTACAAATATTTTACTAACAGCATTTGGATTAATATCAGAATTCAGAATAGCTGGTCTAAGTGGAGCAAACAAGTCGCTAATTGTTTTACCATCGTAAAACATTAGCCCATCAGGATAAGAGAAAAAGAAAACACCATTTTCAGTTGTTGCAATACAATGAGAAGTAGGAGCACCAATACTGCGAGAAAGTTCAACAACTTGAAAAGTGTCAGAGTCGTAACCAAAAATAACAAATACTGATTTGTTTTTAAACACCAACAACTGACCACTAGTAACAGCCAAACCAGTGATACCAGTTCCACCATCGTTGATGTCAATAAAGTCTAAAGCAGCCCAGTTCTCTGGGTTGTTAGGATGCGACCATCTAATACGGTTAGGGTAGGCAGTGCCATTCTCGTATGTGTTAGCAACAAAAACTTTACCAGCATGAGTAATGGCATGTTCAGCCCTGGGCATGTATCCAGTAGTAGGATTAGTGTAGTCAGCTTGCCAAGTAGGGCCATTTGCCGTCATGGCTGTTTTGCCTGCGGAGTTAACACCGTTCCATTTATATGAAACAGTATTTTTACCAGTAGCCATATACAAACTTGTACCCCAAGGTGCAAAACTTGCACCAGTTGGACTACTAACAGGAACACTGAGAGCACTAAAGTTTCCACCGTCACCATAATGAACATCACCATTAGATGACACAAAACCAGTTGACAACATCAACCAGTTAGTTGAACCATAAAAAGGAAACAAAATCTGAGGTGACCAAGTAGCAGGAATAGGAGAAGTATTGACACGGCGCATAGCGCCACGGCTAAAAACACCGCCACGAGGATCAATCTCAACATTCAACATGCGAGGAGATTCGTTCTGACCCAATTGAAATTGGTCAGCACGAAGATTCAACCCACCAGTGAAATCGTCCTGTCGTACAATATTAATCTTAGACACTATTGACCGAGGTTTCTACCCAAAGATTCAAGCCAGTACTTCTGACTAGGACGAACAATACCCTTAGACAAAACAACTGGACGGTACGAAGGAGAACGCATTAACTCTTTGCGACACAAGGTGACAGCTTCCTCAAAAGATTGTTTATACATGTTGGCCATTTCGCCATCTTCTTGGCGCTTGTATATTTGAGACACAGCATAATAAGCAATGGCATTATGAAGGCGCTCGTCACAGTCAACTTGCGTATTGCGAGCAGTGGTCCAAGTGTATGTTGCTTTTCGGTATCCACGAATAGTCAAAGGATAAACTTGATCTGGTTTTGGATACAACTTGATTGTGTCTCCCCATTCAGCAAAAAACAAAGGGCGACTAGGGGTGTCAAAAGAACCATGCCATACTGTTTCGGCATCGTCTAAGGCAATTAGGCTTAGACGATTGCCACTAGTACTGTTATCCAGGATGGAGATTACTTCACGCAAATCTCCACTACCAATAGCACTAAGGGCGTAGTCACGCTGCGAAGCAATAGTGTTCAGCGTGTACGTTGTCTCAAGAAACGGCCAACGACGCTCCAGGTTTACAATACGTTGAAACCCGTCCTTCATGTAATCAACAATTAAGTCAGCAGATACGTCTGCTTCATCAAGGTCAGTAATGTTTTGTACAAAAGTAATCAGTTCTGCAGTTGTAGCCATTACGCCTCTTTCCTTTGAGCAGCACGCAAATGCCCCACACAATACTCAGTACCATTAGCACGAGGACCTTCACAGGTGTCCTCTTTAGCAATGCACCTGTTACGACCAATATAAGGTCCACTACCTGGGGCTAGCTTGCTGCCTTCAGCAGCACCAGCAGGACGCATTCCCGTCACAGGTTGTCCGTACATTGTGTGTGCTAGTTGTTTAGTCATACCATAAAGGCATGTTCGTTCCCTGGTTTAGACAAAAAAGAAGGGGGGCTTGCGCCCCCCAACTTTCAAAGACACAGCGATTAGGCTGTCTTAGCTGTCAACTTACCTTGCTTAGCACGGTTAGAAACAACAAGGTTTCCGTAGCACATGATCAAAGCGAAACGAGCGTCCTGGTTCTCAGGGCGAACGAAATCGGTCTGTGCAAACCACTTGTCGGAGTGACCAACAAGCTTGATGTACTTACTGTTAAGGAAGTACATTGTGTTTGCGTTACAGTGAACGTCGTACATGATTGGCGCAGACTTGAACAACAGGTTCTGGAATCCAGCATCTGCAGTCTTTGTGTCTGTGTAGCGCAGTTGAGGCTGCAACAATGACTCGTACTTTTCAAACAGAAGCTGTGAAGTAAGGATCATGTCAGGATGATCGTTACCAACAGAAACGCTATT